CATCTAGCTGGGCAGCACTTCCCCCAGGGACAAACACCTATCTTTTAACATCGACTGGGACTTCAACTGCTCCTTCTTGGCAGGCCCTTTCCGTCCCCTCCGGAAGCATAAACCCTACTGGCGTGACAGCCGGAACATACGGAACAGCGGCATTTGTCCCTCAATTCACTGTTCTTGCCAGCGGGCAAATTTCCAGTGTCACCAATACGGCCATCGCGATCAGTGCAGCAGCGGTCTCCGGTCTAGCCCCATCGGCTACGATTGACACAACCAACGCAAGCAATATCACCAGCGGCAACCTTGCCTCCGCTCGCTTTAGCAGCACGATTTCTGCCGCCTTGGACGCCGCTGCTGGTTCAACGCAAGGCAGCATCCTGTATCGAAATGCTTCTGGCTGGACTGAGCTTGGGCCGGGAACTGCGGGTCAAATTCTCCAGACCCAAGGCGCTGGCGCTAATCCTGTCTGGTTCTCTGTGGCTACTGGCGGCTCCGTCGCACAGGTCAATTCAGGAACGGGTTTGACGGGTGGTCCTATCACCACTGTAGGAACGCTCAGCATTGCTAATACCGGGGTCACCGCTGGCTCCTATGGCTCGTCTTCTGCGGTTCCCTCAATCGCGGTCAATGCGCAAGGCCAGATCACTTCTGTCAGCAATACGACGATCAATGCTGTCACCCTGACGACTGGCACGATCAGCACCCTCCCATCCAATGGCACTGACATCGCCAACAAGGATTATGTCGATAGTGTCGCGCAGGGCCTAAACTTTCACCCTGCCTGTAACTACGGGTCCACTGCCGCCCTTCCCACCTTCATCTACAACAACGGCGCTTCAGGCGTCGGTGCGACGATCACAGCCGTTGCCAACGGCGCGCTGGTCTTGGACGGCAAAACCTTTACTAGCCCGGCAGATGTCGGCTTGCGCGTTCTTATCAAGGACGAAACGGCTGGGAATGCCCCATATAATGGTGTCTATACGGTCACTGCAACTGGTGCTGCGGGTGCTGTGTTCGTTCTGACACGCGCTACTGACTACGATACTTCCGGCACCGGCACTAATGAGATCGATGCTGGCGACTTCCTGTTGATCCTTTCCGGCTCGACTCTTGCTAACACCTCTTGGGTCCAGCAGACGCCGCTCCCCATCGTTGTCGGCACAACTGGAATCGCCTTTACGCAGTTTGGCGCTCCTATCCTGTACTCCGCAGGCACCGGGCTGTCTCTGGCAGGGAATGTCTTCAGCATTGCCAATACTGCTGTGACAGCCGGTGCTTATGGCTCAGCGTCGTCTGTCGGCACGTTTACCGTCAATGCACAGGGCCAGCTTACACTGGCTGGAAGCACTAGCATCGCGATTGGGGCGTCACAGGTCACCTCTGGCACGTTTACCGTCGCGCAGGGCGGCACTGGCGCAGTCTCGCTCACTGGCTACCTAAAGGGCAATAGCACAAGCGCCTTTACTGCCGTCAGCACCATTCCAAGCTCGGACATCACCGGCCTTGGCACGATGGCGGCGCAAAACTCCAATTCTGTCACCATCACTGGCGGCACGATCAATTCGACTGCGATTGGCGGCACAACGCCCTCCACTGGTGCCTTCACGACTCTGGGTGCCACAGGGAATGCCAGTCTGGCAACGATCACTGCTGGCACATGGAACGGCTCTACGATTGGTGTCGCATATGGTGGCACTGGCCTGACAACGGCACCAGCCAACGGCGCGCTGCTCATTGGTAATGGCACAACCTACACATCTGCCACCCTGACGGCAGGCACGGCTATCAGCGTCACCAACGGCTCTGGTTCGATCACCGTCACGAATACGGGCGTCACCTCTGCTGTGGCTGGGACTGGCGTGACAGTCAGCGCCGGAACTGGCGCAGTGACTTTTAGCATAGGTCAAGCTGTCGGGACAGGAAGTTCGGTCACCTTTGCGTCCGAAACGATCAGCGGAAGCTCGCAAATCTCGTCTCTAGGCGTTGGCACGGCGGCATCTGGCACGGCTGGTGAAATCAGGGCGACGAATGCTGTCACGGCCTACTATTCGGATGACCGGCTGAAGACCCGCAAGGGCAACATTCAGGATGCCCTAGCCAAGGTTGAATCCCTCAACGGCTTCAATTATGAAGCCAATGAAATTGCGCAGGCTCTGGGCTACAAGGTTAAGCCTGAAGTCGGCGTCTCGGCGCAGGAGGTTCAGGCCGTCATGCCCGAAGTTGTTGTGCCTGCCCCTATTGATGAGAAGTACCTGACGGTCCATTATGACCGCATGATCCCGCTTCTCATCGAAGCTATCAAAGAACTGTCCGCTAAGGTCAAAGAACTGGAGACGAAATAATGGCTACCGCTCTTGTAAGCACTGGCGTTCAGTTCCCTGACGCCACCATCCAGACAACTGCCGCAGCCTCTGTCATCAGCACTGGCTCGTATATCCTTGCCCCAAGGACAACTGGCAGCACAACAAACTTCGCATCTGGGACAGGTTCTATCGCGACAATCTATTTTTCGCCTGCTTACACAATTCCCGCAGGGTCTCTTGTGACAATTTCAGGCGTTACTCCGAGCGGTTACAACACCTCACTTGCAACCGTTACAGCATCTTCAACGACAAGCTTTTCTTGCACCGGGTCTATTTCCGGCACGACATTGACTGTATCTGGAGTGACCGGGACGATCACGGTTGGCGCGCTTCTATCTGGAGCAAATGTCCTAGCAGGCACAATTATCACTGCTGGCAGTGGATCTAGCTGGACAGTCAGCGTATCGCAGACTGTCGCGTCTACAACCATCGCTGGCTCCTGTGGCGTCATTTCTTATGCCAATACTACAACAAGCGCGCAGACGGTTTCTGGTAGTGTTTCTGTCACGCCAAGCGGGTTTCTTGCTTGTGATGGATCTACCTATAATATCTCCGCATACCCTACTCTTGCAGCATATATTGGCTCGCCTGCATCGGTTAACAGCTACACCGTCGCGTCAACCTCCGGCCCTACTGCCCAATTCTATTCTAACGTCAATGCTGCAAATGGCTATCTTCTTGCTGGAAACAATCCCAACCAAATAACATATGGCGCTGTTAATCTTGCTAATGCTCTTAAATATTCTACGGACGGCGTTACATGGACATCTCTTTCTGGCGTCTCTTTAAATGTCGGTAATGGCGTTTATAACAATAGGTCGCCATTTTTCGCGTATGTTGGTGGCGTCTATGCCTATATGCCGTTTCAATCTAATGGCTCAGTCGGCGTCATCTACGGGTCGTCAATGGCCGGTATGACAAACAAGGGGCAAATAACTGCTGGCTATCCTTTCTATGTATCGGGTGGAGATTTTTGCCTTGTAGCTGGCGGCACAAGCAATGTCTTTGTCGCGACTGCTTGGAGTTTTCTCTGTTGCGGCAGCGGAACAGCTACAGCAAATGCTTACTCCAGCACAAGCGCAGCAAGCGGGACATGGAGTGCGATAACTCTTCCCGGCGTCACCACTGCGCAAGCAATCTATGGCGCTGCATATTCTGGCGGAGTTATTTTGTACCAAGTTACTTATGGTGCCTCAAAGGTCTGGTATTCGGCTTCCGGGACTGGAACATACACTGATATTTCCTCTAGCTTTACTCAATCAGGTTCTACTTATGTTGATGCCATTAGTTTTGCTAACGGGCAGTTCATCGTAAGTATGGCTGGCGGCGGGAGTATCTATGTAAGTAAAACAGGCGCTTCCGGCACTTGGTCTCTTATTACACCCAGCGGCTACGGCGCCACCAACAGCACAATTTCTTGGAATGGGACATATTATGCTAACAGGCTTTATTTCTCGCAAGATTTGAAGCGTTGGAGTGCGTCTCCTGCCAACGCGCAGGCCGCTCTCGGAACTCTGTTTTATCAGACTTTCGGCACTGATCCTAGTGGATCAGTTCGGGCTTGGGGAGTTTCTGCATATTCCTCAACTCAGTTTCAAGTTCCTGCGTTAACGCCGCCAACTCCCACAAATTATGGGTCTTCAGGTGTCACGCCCGTTGGCTACTTCATCAAGACGTAAGGAGGGGTAAATGTCTAACACAACCATTCACGAATATAATAAGGCCAGCTATTACACAGGCAATAGCATGGTCATCGACGAAAAAGGCGCGATCCCTCCCTACTGGACGGCTGCGCCTTTCCCGGAAATTCCGGCTGGTCAGTTTGCCATGTTCAATGGGGTATCATGGTATTTAACTTCAGAGCCGCAGCCAGAGCCACAGCCAGCTCCAGAGCCGCCTGTAGCTGCGGTAAAAAGTGACGAGCTTCCGGCGTCAGCAACGGTGATCTAATATGATGAAGACCACCCCTATGGTCTTTGGGGCCTTGGACGGGAATGTGTATGACTTTGAAAGGGTAGGGGACGAGCTTGGCTCCCATGCCCATGATGAGGATACGAACCATATTAGCATTGTTGCTCGCGGTTCGTTCAAGGCTTGGGGGGACGATTGGGAGGTGACACTTCCAATTGGAACAGTCATAGACTGGCCCGTCAGGCAAACTCATGCGTTCACTGCGCTTGAGAACAATAGTCGTTTAGTTAACATCAAAAAGGGGGTCTAAATGGATAACTTGACTGTCACGCTGCCGGTGCAAGCTTGGAACAACATCCTTGCGGTTTTGGGGGATCGCCCGTTCAAGGAAGTTGCCGATCTTGTCATGTCGATCAAAGCCCAAGCGGAATCTCAGTTGGCTGCCAAAGCTGACGAGCCAGCGCCTGTCGCTGAAGCTGCTTAAGGAGACTTGGCGCTATGGACCAGACAACCATCAATTTGGCCCTTAGCGCCGCCCTAGCTACGGCTGGCTGGTTTGCCCGCCAACTATGGGAAGCTGTCCAAGCACTCAAGTCTGAAGTTCATCAAATTGAAGTGGACTTGCCCGTAAACTACGTCCGCAAGGACGACATGGACAAGCGCATGGACCACATTGAGGACATGTTCAAGCGGATCTATGACAAGCTTGATGGGAAGGCTGACAAGTGATCAACGCAGACACCCTCACCAAGCCGGTAGCTGCCGTGACAGCGATCATGGCAATGATTGGTGGCGGGTACTCGCTGTACGATAAGGTCAAGTTGCCGCCCAAGGACATCCTTCAATGGGATGCGGATCACTTTAGCATCACCAGTGGGCCTGCTTCCGGCTCGTTTAAGGTAGTCGTAGCCCGTCAGAAAATTCGGGATGACTGCACGGTTGAAGATTTCAGCCTTGAGGTTCGCGACTCCGACTACATGGTTCACAAGGCGCTGCCATCTGTCGCCAAATTCTCTGGTCCTGCCAGCCCAACGGTAGACAAATTTGGCTACACAATGACGGTTGAAAAACCGGAAGGCGTTGCCCTTGGCGGCGCAAAGCTGATTGCCCGAATCATGTACAAATGCCCTGAAGGCAATGTTGTGATTGCATATCCTGACCACAAAAACCTGACCTTTAACATTGAGGGGCGATAGATGGATTTATTAAAACAATTTGGCCCACTGCTCAGCCAGGTTGCTCCTACCATCGCAACTGCCCTTGGTGGTCCACTGGCTGGGGTTGCCGTCAAGACTCTTTCGAGCGCTCTCTTTGGGCATGAGGATGGCACTGAGGAGCAAATATCCGAGGCCATGTCCAGCGCCTCCCCTGATCAGCTTGCCGCCATCAAAAAGATTGACGCTGACTTCAAAGTGCAAATGAAGTCTCTGGACATTGACCTTGAGCGTATCGCTGCCGGTGACCGTGATAGCGCCAGGCAGATGCAGCGCGAGACCAAGGATTGGACTCCTAAGGCTTTGGCCTTCTTCATCACGTTCGGGTTCTTTGGAGCGCTGATCTGGATCATGGTGTTTGGCATCCCCCAGACAGGAACGGAAGTCCTCCTGATGATGCTGGGGTCGCTCAGCACCTCATGGACTGGCGTTGTGCAATTCTACTATGGCTCGTCTGCTGGCTCAAAGGCCAAGAACGACTTGCTTGCTGCGAAGGACAAGTGACATGCAAGAGAACTGGGATGACAGCTTTGCCGCCGTCTTGAAGCACGAAGGTGGGTTTGTGAACCACCCAAAAGATCCAGGTGGCATGACGAATTTGGGTGTTACCAAGGCTGCTTGGGAAAGTTACGTTGGCAAGACGGTAGACGAAGCCTTCATGCGCTCCTTAACGCCTGAAGTGGTGAAGCCTTTCTATAAGGCCATGTATTGGGACAAGATCAAAGGGGATCAGCTTCCTGCCGGGGTAGATTACGCCGCCTATGACTTGGCTGTTAATTCGGGCGTTGGCAGGGCGGCCAAGTTCCTACAGACAATTGCTGGCGTCACGGCGGACGGTATCCTCGGCCCCAAGTCTATGGGTGCCATCAGGGAGTGCGACCCTGAACAGACGGTTGATGCCCTCTGCGACATGCGTTTGGACTTCCTCAAGCGTCTCAACACCTTCGACACCTTTGGCAAGGGCTGGACCATTCGCGTCAACGATGTAAAGGCCAAAGCGACGGAGATGGCGTAAATTGCTGAGCGGTGATATAAAGGGCGGATCAAGAGGTTACCCATGACCACAGGTCTCACTTATTCGCAATATGTCACCCAGATCGCTACGA